GGAAAAGCCAGGAAAGCGCAAACCTTACGCACCCGCCAAAACGTCAAAAGAGGCGGCAAGCTGGGCGGTCGAAAATGATTTAGTTACACATGCAAATTACGGCAAATTGCACGTCGAAATTGCCAACGCACAAAATGAAAGTTTGCACCGGCATATTGAGGAGTTTCCGGCGTTGCGAGAAAACCAGCAATTTGCTGGCTCCGGCCAGGAATTTAACAAGCACCGCCATGAGGCAAGGCGCAAGGCTTACGTTGACTTGCTGATTACAAAGCACAATTACGAGCCGACCAGGGCGGAGGCAATTGCCGACAGGCAAGTTACAAAGCCTAAGGTCCCAGGCAATTGCTGGGCGTTTGCGGCACAAAACCCAAGCGTAAAAGAGGGCAACGGCGTTGCTTTTAATGACAAGCACACCGCAAAGGATTTAAGCAATTTAAAGGCAAAAATGGCCCACGCGGTTGCAAATCAATGGTCGCCCCAGGGTTGCGACACGCTCAAATCAGTTTTTGACCATGAATATGGCCACCAATTGGATTATTTGCTGGGCTTGCGCAAAAACCAAGCGGTTATAAATTTGCGGCAACAAGTTTACGGCTCATGTACATACGCCGAGCAACGCAAAAGAATGAAAGAGGAAGTTTGCGAGTATGCAAATGAAAACATTGCGGAGTTTATTGCCGAGTGCTGGAGCGAAGCAAACAACAACCCAAACCCCAGGCCGGCCGCTGTTAAGTTGGCGGAAATCGTAAGGGCAGAATATGCAAGACAACACGGACCTAAATAATTTACCGCCTCCGCCACCGGAGGACACGATTAGCGACGTTTACGTGCCGGACAAGCGCGGGCAATTGATTGCTGACGCCTGGAAGCAAACGCACAACTTGCGCGTTGACATACAGAACGGACGCTATAAAAAACAGGCAAGTAACAAGGATTAACGAATGAGCACACAGACCACAGACGCAAAAGACAAAACGATTGTGGCCAAAGTTGCGGACAGTTTCCAAAACCTACTTTCGCGCGTTGGACTTGGCGCCGGTAGTCAAAACGACGCCAGCCAGTACGGATTTAGCCCGATTAGCCGCAACCGCATACAGCTTGAATTTGCTTATCGGTCCAGTTGGATTGCAGGCAAAAGCGTGGACGCATTTGCGGACGACATGACGCGCGAGGGCGTTGCAGTTCAATGCGACGTTGAGCCGGACCAATTGGAGCAATTGGAAAAGGCCGCGGGACGCCTGGCGATATGGGACAACCTCAACGACGTAATCAAATGGTCCAGGCTTTACGGCGGCGCCATTGGCGTGCTTATGATTGACGGCCAGGACGTTAGCACCCCGCTCCGCAAGGACACGATACAGCAGGGCCAGTTTAAGGGCATTTTGGTCCTGGACCGCTGGCTGGTACAACCGAGCTTAACCAACCTTATAACGGACTTTGGCCCGGACCTGGGCAAGCCTAAGTATTACCAGGTTGTTGCGGACGCCCAGGCGCTCGTTAACCAAAATATACACCATAGCCGTGTTATCCGCCTGGACGGCGTGGAGTTGCCATATTGGCAACGCATTGCCGAGAACGGTTGGGGGCAATCAGTGCTTGAGCGCCTTTGGGACCGCTTGATTGCGTTTGACAGCACGACCGAGGGCACGGCTCAGCTCGTATATAAAGCACACTTACGCACCTACAAGGTGAAAGGTTTGCGCTCAATCATTGCCGCGGGTGGCAAGGCGCTGGACGGCTTGGCCTCGCAGATTGATTTTATCCGCCGCTTTCAAAGCAACGAGGGGCTAACCCTCATGGATAGCGAGGACGAGTTCGAGGCCCACCAATACAGTTTTAGCGGCTTAAACGACGTGCTTTTGCAGTTTGGCCAGCAATTGAGCGGCGCAATTAGTGCGCTTGTTTGGCCAAAGCCCGGCTGGCTTAAATGCCACCGGCGAAAGCGATTTGCGCAACTATTACGACAGCATTAAACAACAGCAGGAGCGCAAGCTCAGGCGTGCCGTTGAAACCATTTACAACGTGCTATATCGCTCAGAGTTTGGCCAGGAACCCCCGGCCAACATGGCAATTAAGTTTAAACCGTTGTGGCAAATGAGCGACACGGACAAGGCTACCATTGCCAACACGACGACCGACGCAGTAACGAAAGCAAGCGACAGCGGTTTGATTGACCGACACACGGCGCTTAAAGAGTTGCGGCAATCGAGCGAAGTTACCGGGGTATTTAGCAACATTACGGACGAGGACATTAAGGAAGCGGAAAACGAACCGCCGCCGGACATGAACGAGTTGGAAACGGACCCAAACAATGAAGCGAGTGCGCAACCCGGTCCAGGCCAGGAGGGCCGAGAGGATATACAGCCAGCAATTAAGCCGGCTGGCTAAACAAATCGGCCAAATCATTACCGGGTATAACCCAGCAAACTTAAACGAAGCCAGCACCCTAAGCGAAATGCTCAGGCGCTACGCTGAGGCGCTGGGGCCCTGGGCAACAAAAACGGCAAGCGACATGCTGGCCGAGGTAAACGCGCGCGACCTTGCCGCCTGGCGAGCAATGGGCCAGGAGTTGAGCAAGGGGATAGTGCGCGAAATTTTCACGGCACCCGCTGGCCAGGTTATGCGTCAATTGCTGGACGACCAGGTTACGCTCATTAAGAGCATACCGCTGGACGCCGCAAAAAGAGTGCATGAGCTAACTCTTAAGGGGTTGGAGGATAGCACCCGCGCCAGTGAGGTTGCCGCCCAAATCATGCGGAGCGGTGAAGTAAGCCGGAGCAAGGCAATGCTCATAGCACGCACTGAGGTTGCGCGCACCGGCTCAGTGCTGACCGAGGCCAGGGCCAAGCACGTTGGAAGTGAGGGCTATATTTGGCAGACCAGCCGCGACGGCGACGTGCGGCAAAGCCATAAGGAAATGCAAGGCAAAATTGTGAAATGGAACGACCCGCCAACGTTGGACGGCATGACCGGCCACGCTGGTTGCTTTCCAAATTGCCGTTGCTGGGCCCAGGTAATACTCGACGATTAAACAAGGACTGAAACATGGCTAACGCACTCTATCCAAAGTGGAAAGAGCAATTATTGCAATTCACGGCAAACAACGACCTGGACGGCCAAACCGTCAAGGCCGCGCTCGTTGACACTGGCGTTTATACATACAGCGCCGCACACCAATTTTATAGCTCCGTTTCGGCTGGCGTGGTTGGTGCTCCGCAAGCAATTGCCAATAAGACTTATGCCAACGGTGTATTTGATGGCGACGACGTTACATTTGTAAACGTTACCGGCGCAAACGCTGAGGCGCTTGTTTTGTACATTGACACCGGCAACTCGGCAACAAGCCCATTGGTTGCGTATTTAGACACTGGGGTTACTGGCTTGCCGGTGGCACCAAACGGCGGCGATATTTTGGTTGTGTGGAACGCAAGCGGGATTTTTGCACTTTAAGGAGCCGCAAGTGGTAACTATCGACTTTGAACTTACACAAAACGGCTACACGCTAAAAGACGCAATCATCTTGCCTGACGACCACGAATTAACTGACGTTGAAATTGAAGCAATTAAGCAACAACGTTTTGATAACTGGTATGCGGTAGTGACTACGCCTCCAGTTGAGGAGGTGCCAAATGTTTAGCGAGCAAACGATTGTCGTGTTTTTCACGCTACTACTAACCGCGTTCAATGTAGTGGACTGGCACACAACGCGCACCATTTTAAAAGCTGGTGGCACTGAGGCAAACCCGATAGCACGATTTTGGATGCGGTTTGTTAGCCTCGATGTTTACCTAGCGTGTAAAACAGCGCTGGCGGCTTACGTGGGCTATCACTTGGGCTTTATATTATTGCCGATGCTTATTGGTATGACCGTGTTTTACGGGTTTTTCATGGCGCGAAATCTTAGGAATCTGTAAATGGCTACTAAATACTGGGGGCCTTCGGCTGGCGGCTCATCAACTGGCACATGGGATGCATCAAGCGTCACCAACTGGTTTGATAACCTTGCACGCACCGTGCGCTCAACGGTAGCTCCGACCAGTGCGGATGACGTGGTTTTTGATGCGGCTAGTGATAACGGGGCGATATTTACCGTAACCGTTGGCACTGGGGCGGTGTGCCGTGATATTACGGCTGGCAGTCTTGATTTCACTATGACGCTGGCGGGTACTGCGGCGTGGTCTATTTATGGTTCATTAACGTTTCCGGCTACTAATTTTACGCGGACTTATACAGGTGATATAACATTTGCAGCTACTACGACAGGTAAAACCATTACTACAAATGGTGTACAGCTAACTACCGGAGCATTAGTTTTAGCTGGTACAGGCGGCGAATGGATTTTGGGTAGCGCTATTACTATTGGCGGTATAAATCTTTTTTCAG